GAGCCTACGTCCTCAATCTCTCGACCAGCTTCAACCGCCTTCTTAACGAAGTTGAAAGCAGCAGAGGCAGTGGCAAACGCTGTGATGGGATCAAGCATCTACTTGTCCGCTTTTTTGTCCAGCTTACTGAACACTTGAGCAAAGTGCTGATTCATCTCAGTCCGTAGAAGCTGCATGTCCTGACGGAACTCTTCTCGACTAAGAAGTGCAGCCTGTTGACGCTCAAGCTCGTGAATCTTCCGATCCTGTTCCTTGTTGTCTTCACGGGTTGATTTAACAAAGTAGGCAACCACGGCACCTGCTCCTGCAATCAATGCGTCAATGAGATTAGAGTCAGGCATGACAGCTCCTTACGGCTTCACAGGCCAGTCAATTGTGACAGGGAAACCAGCCTGCTGCGGCAGATCACGCAGTGCTTGGCGATAAGCGGCCCATGCTGTCTGATTCACCGGAGCATCAATAACTTGAGTCCAGTCCGATTCTGACAGTAATAGATTGCGCTTTGTCCGTGTTTCAGCACCAAGCAGGTCTAGTTCTTCCTGACTCATAGGCGGTTCAGGGAAGTCACCTTCTACAGCATCCGAAACTACACCCTGTCCAACAACTGCGAAGGGAAGATCAGCACCGTCACAGCGATAACGGTCATCCAAGACTTCTACAGACTGGTACGGCCCGAACAAGCTGTTTGCGAATTGTATTTTCTTCATTACACCACCCGCACTTTTTGAACAAAGAATTTAGTCGACGTTCCCGCCCCGCTAGAAGTCTGTTCTGTCGGCGCAACAACCCAGACTTCGCTATCTGATAACATTTTACCGTAGGAATTTTGCATAAGTGACGTATTCTGGAAAGAGATTACTCCCTTTTCCACACCGACTTGTATTCCGCTAGTCATTAAAGAAGGGCCGGGGTAAATAGCGCGATTGCTGGAAAACATTAAACTCGATTCTCCGGCTTGTGGAGTACCATTCAAATAAGATGCATTAGTTACCGCTGAAAAGTTATTGGTGCTAAATTGCGACCGCCAAAGCGAACTCACTACCGCATTGTTGCCGCTGATAGTAACTTTGACCCCGTAATGCTCGCTTGCACTGATTTGGTTTCTCCACCATCCCTCAGTTGAATTGCCGCCAACATAATAAAAAGCATTGCCAGAAGTACCGCCACCAATCACCACTGTTGTTCCACCTACAGCAGTACCAGCGTTATCGGTCAAAACATTTACATATATTTTATTACCTTGATAAGCGGCAACAATCAACTGACTACCAATTTTGTGGTATGAAAGTGAATTTGCTGGAAACGTACTAGCACCGGTCATTAGACTTATTGCCGATTTTGATGGAACGGTTCCAGCAACAGAAATGATATTTGCGCTTACTAAGGTGCTGTTGTATGCAACAATTGCCCACCTTGAGCCTATTTGTTCAACAATATAGTTGTTAGTGCCTGATGCCACGTTAATATTGCTATTCTTGGTTGCTGTTGATCCCGAAACGGTAAAACATTCAGCCCAAATAGTGCTTGAACTATCTTGGCTTGTAACCAAAGCCACACTAGATGTGACTGCGTATATCGCGCCAACTTGTAAACCAGTTGTTGCTATTGGTGTGCCAAAAACTACAGTGGTACCGGTAACGGAAATCGGCATAACGGCACCGGTACTGGCAGAATTTCCAAGATAAAGCCAGCTTGTGCCAAATGCTACTAAAGCCCTGTATCCTCTGGATGCAACTAGATGACCACCACCTGTCAGCGTTAGTGTGCCAGCCGTGTTTACAGTGATTGTCGTACCGCTGATTGACAGTACAACACCTTGCATATTATTCGTGCTTTCAACAGAAACTACTAATACAGAAGAAGATGAAATAAAACCGGGATAGAAGTTTGCATCTGTGTTTGCGTTCCTGACTAAAACCGGAGTTCCAAATGTATTAGTCGATTTATCATAAACAACAGCGTGAAGCTGAGTAGCACTAGCAAAAATAATTGTTTTATTCGCATCAAGCTCAACAGCCGAGCAATAAATCGTATTACTAGTTGAAAAATCACTAGCGAATGTCACTTCTTTGTTGGCTTCAAGACCCCAATAATCAACACCATTGAATCCCCAAACACCATTTGATGTTGTGTTGTCGATAAGATGGATCAACACGTTGTCGTAAGAATTGCGGCGAGTCCAAGCTAGTATGTTGCCGCCGTTATCCACGATCATTGCCGGATTACCGCCTTCCATCTGTATAGCGAAGACGTTAGCACCTTTAGCCATCGTAGTAGCGTTAGGCAAGGTAATTTTTTGACAGGGAGCCGTTGGAGCAAATTTCAGCAGAGTCGGTGTGCTAGTAAGTGTTGTGCTGCTGGTAGCGGTTACTACGTTAGTGATACCGCCAACTTCTCCGTATTCAAGAAGAGTGCCACCGGAATTAACTTTTAAAACCTGATTGGCTGTTCCGATGGTAGATAGACCTGTACCACCGTTTGCGATAGGTAAAGTGCCAGTAACATTAGATGCCAAATTGACAAATGTGGTAGATGTTGAGCCGGTACCACCGTTGGCTATTGATAATGGCAGCGGAACAGAAAGAGCGGTCCAACTTGCCGACAAGCTAGGATCAGTTGTGCCGCTAGTGTTTGTGTTAGCGCGATAACTTTTGAAGTTGATTGGCGACCAAACAACATCGCCAGCAATATAAGCCTGACCGCTTACCCATTGTTCAGCATTACTTGCAGCCTCTGCCGCATCCGCTGCTGCTTCTGCCAAAGCTTGTGCTGCCTGCGCACCTGTTTCTGCTGCTTCAGCCGCAATTCTGGACACCTCAGCTGCTGCTGCTTCATCCTCTACGAACTCACCCATCGTGTTCATCTGGGTAACCATCGTTGGATAAGCTGCCACAGAATCGTTCGCTTTTTCTGCGAATGTAGTCGGGTCTTCACCCCTTACAGGGAAATCGGGTAGTGTCGTAATTGTCGGGACTGGCATTTAGAAACCCTCCACTTCGATGCTTGCATTGCTCAAAGCATAATTGCTGAAATTGATACGGAAATCACGATAAACACCAAAAAGGACGGTGGCATCAATGGTTTCTTCGCCAATGAATGCAGTTGGGATATTCGCCAGTCCGTCCAGAATTCTTGCGGAACTACTCACCAAGCTAGTCGGCAGCACCACATTGAACCCCACCAATCTTACCACACGCCGGGATTCCAGAATAAGATTACCGAAACCATCACGCTCCCTTCTGCCATAATTCACAGAACTGACAGAAGTGCCGTATTCAGTAATACCTATCGTCTGCAAAGCGCCACAAATTACCCGGCCACAAGCTGCGTCTGATCCTGTCTCGGCTTCAATCAATATGTTTATTTCAGCCCCGATATACGCTGGCAGATTGTCAAAAAGCAAGTTTTCGCGCAAACCATAAGCCGAGAAAAAGTAGTCGTACCAATTGGTCACTCCAATATCAACAATATCTTGAGTCTCTTGGTAAACCTCACCTTCAATAGCGTCGGTCATCGTGACAGTAGCTTGCAAACCCTCCAGACCGAAAAGAGCCACCGAATTGACCAAAGTGGGGAACTCTAAATCTACTTCAATCTGGTCTTCTTGAACCGTTTTAGAATCTGACCCATCGCGGAACATCCTCCAGCGATTTATATAACCAAGTCTAAGCCACGTTGGGGGAGTAGCCACTGCGCCGGTATCGGGTCTATCTGTCGTGCTTGCCACGATCACCCTGTAGGCTTGCAGATCATACTGGCGCTCAATGCCTAGTGTATAAGTGCCAGCAGTCCAGACGGTGTAATCCGTAGTCGGAACGTCAGACGCCAGCAGCTCGGTGGTCGTTACATCTAAAGGTGAAATAACTCTCATGCAAACACCCTTGTTTCAGGAAGGCCATCAAAATCCCACCTTTCAAGTTGGCGTGCTGCCTTGGAGGTATGAGCGGCGACAGCAGCCATTATATCCCGCATTTCTTCCAAAGCGCCCGCCATCAAGCCCAGAGCCTCGTTACCTCTTGCAGTGATAACGGCTTCACCTTGATGCGCTTCCATCCTGTAGCCATCATAAGGGACGTAATCAAGGCCAGAATAATGAGAGCCATCAAGCTGGCCGTAGCTGGTGGGGTCGAACAAATACCGTCTTACGGTGCCAGAAATCAGTTGTTGGCTCAAATCCGCAACGTTCGCTCCAGGCATTCCAGCAAATTCGGGGGAAGCCGCCAGCATCGCGGCCACAGAGTCCTCGGAGAACATCTCTGTAGGATTTATACCAAGAGCTTGCAGACCTTGTTCCGCATCCCGCCATTCTTCGCGCAATTCTTCCCTAGTTTCCTCATTCATTCTTTGGCCGATATTCAAGCCAGCAGCTATTGCAACAAATACCGATCCCACTGCCGCCAGAGCAGCCGCTGTACCCATCCCCGCTGCCGCTGTAGTCGTTGCAGCAGTTGCCCCTGTAGTGGCAGCACCACCAGCCCCAATCGCGGTTGTAGTCAAGCCAGCGGCAGATGTAGCGGCATTTGTTGCAAAGACTGTAGCCGCAGTGCCGCCAGCCGCAGCAGTGCCAGCAAGCGCAGCACCAGTTCCTGCGACAGCACCAGCGCCAGCAGTGCCAGCAGCAATTGCGGCACCAGTTCCGGCAGCAGCAGTGCCTCCAGTAACGGCAGCAGTTCCGGCACCTATTGATCCGCTGATAGCAGCACCAACAGTTGAGGAAACAGCACTACCAAGCCCAGACAGCAATGCAGTAAAGCCGCCAGTTGCAGCCGAGAAAGCGCCACTAACCAAATCCATGATCTTGCCAGCAGCCCAGTCGGCAATCATTTTGTAAATCATGCGCTCGAATGATTTTGCGATTGCATCGAAAGCGTTTTCGCCATTCATCATCATGTCGGCGAATGCGCTTGAAATATCATTCCGCATCAAATTGGTGACTTCTACCAATTGAGGAGATACTTCTTTCTGCTTCTCCATTGAATCGACTATGCCATCAATGCTGTCTTGGGCATCTCGGTTAATCAGATTGGCATTTTTCTGCTCTTCGGTCAGGCGTGTGGTGCGAGTTGTAACTTGGTCAATAGACGGAATTACAGCCCCATGCGCAGTTATCAACTTTAAATAATTTGAAGCGGTATTTTGCGCAGAATATGCAGCCGCATCCATCATGTTGACTAGAGCGTTAGTTGATGAGGCAAGCTCTTCAGTAGCATTAGCGCCTTGATTTGTTGCGCTAGCATAGGAAATCATGCCGCCTGTCATTTCATCGACTAGCGCATCAAAATCCCTTTCTTCAATATCGCGCATCCCATTGTTCATGCGCTGCAAGTCTTTGGTGGCTTCTTCTAGCCTAGTGCGCAGTTCTGCCATGCGCTCACGAACAGCAGCCACAGACTGGTTCTGCCTGCCCATTCGTTCAATCTGGGTTTCAATGCCTTGGATGTAGGTTTTCTGAATCTCAATGCCGCGCTGCAATTCTTCTTTATGCAGAGTATCCAGCTCGTCAATCATTCTGGCGGTGGATTCTGTTGCGCTTTCCATCTTGGAGACGAAATACACCAGCGCACCGGCAGCAATCACCAAAGCACCGACAGGGCCGCCAACTAGAGCAAGAGCCGAGTTTAGCTTACCAGTAGCTGCTGCCATCAGATTTTGTTGAGCAGTCGCTACTGTAGTTCGCACCCCTAAAGCATCAGTAACTGTAGTTGCTGTTGCAACAGCAGAAATGTTAGCAATAGTGGCTTGAGTAGATGCAACAATTCCTGCCGCAAGTCTTGCACTAAATACCAGAGCTACAGCACCGGCAGCAACACCAATCAAATCAAGGTTTTTAGACAATGCAACAATTGTGTTGCCAGCGGCTTGTGTAGACTCCAAAACCAATTTTGAAGACCCAACAAATTCCAGCGCATTGTTTCTGGCTTCTTGCAGCGATTGCGCATAAGTGCGTTGCGCTTTGCCGAAATCAGATTCAATCACATCTGCATAGTCTTGAATGGCTTTAATCAAGACCTGTGAAGTGATGCCGCCGGTTGCAGCGAACTCCCTCAGTTCACCCTTGCTTATTTTCAACGATGCGGCAACAGCATCCAGAATGCCGGGAGCCTGCTCAGCTACAGAGTTAAATTCGTCACCGCGCAAAGCTCCAGACTGCAAGCCCTGCGAAAGCTGACGGATAGCACCTTCCATAGAACTAGCAGAAGCGCCAGAAACAGCAAAAGACTGGTTTAAAGTCTTGGTGATATCGACGATTTCGGCTTGAGATAATCCCAAGTCTCTGGTGCTGCGGGTCAGGACTGTAAACAATTCCGCAGTGCTGGAAAATCCTGCGCGGGTTTCGTTAGCTACTCTCAGAAGGATTTGCTGAGTTTGCGCTAGTTCCTGACTTGAAGTTGTAACCAATCGCAGACGGTTGGAAGCATTCTGCCACTCATCTGCATATTGGATAACTTCACGAATCCCAAAAGATGCGGCAAGACCAGCTATAAGACTGCTTGCCGCTTTTGCAGCAGTGCCTAATCCAGTGACCGATTTTTGCGCTTGTTCGCCACTACCTTGTAACGCATCAAGGTCTTTCTTCGCAGTTTTTATGCTGGTGGAGTCAGCCTCTAATACAACCTTCGTGATATTCACTTGTACCTCTCCACCAGCGTTTGGAATGCCTGCATTGTACGCTCTGCTGCATCTTCATTGCGACAAGGATCAGGACAGACAGGAGAAAATGACCTTTGAAACATCGCGCAATAATGCTCACTCAATTTGCGCAAAGTCTGTGCCTCATTCCCTGCTAATTCTTGCCTTGTAGCTCTAGTCCATGCTTCGATTTCTTGGAACGTCAATGGGATTGGCCCATTGTGTCCGATCAAGCAAAAGCCGCAGCTTTGTAACCATGCAGCCCAGTGTAAGCCTGCATTTAATTCCGGTAATCCTTCAGGCTCCCCAGCGTCTCTTAAAGCGGCAGCTCTGCTACACCTTGCGCCTTCTGGTGTGCAATCGAGCCACGCTCTTTTTTCGATCCACCGGATGGTTTCTCGTAGAGCCGGGGATTGAAGTTTCCCAAGTCAGTTGAAAACGTAAGAACCTGCCGAGCAATCCAGTCTTGCTCCAGATACAACTTAACAGCAGCTTTCTGGCTGTACTCAATTGGTCCGCTGTCATCTTCAATATTGTGGCTCCAACCCATAGTGATTGCGGCCAGGTATTCTGCACCTATTTTTGCTTCGTCTTCCTGCTCTGATTTTTTTCTTTGTCTATCATTGATTGCATTCCTCGCCATGTCGGAGTGCATACCATAAACAAAGAAATCCAGAGTTTCTCCCTTGTCGTCTTTGATGATCGAGCTATCAAAAGGATTCCTTAGCGAGACCTTTCGAGGAATATTACAAGCAATTGTCGTATTGTATTGGTTGATTTTCATTTTGGCTGTCCTTTGGCTGTCGGCTGTCTAGTTAATGCGAGAGCAGGGAGGACAGCCATCCCCCCGCCCTCTACCGGCAAGCCGGGTCTTAGTCTGCAATAAATGCCGCAGTGTAGGTTACGCTTGCCTGTACGTTAGTCACAGTGCGCGGATTGTCGGTTTCTGCATCATCCCACTCGTCGAACAGATAGCCAGCAGCAGGAGCAGCGTAAACAGTAGTGGCGTTACCACCGTCTGCAACA